AATTCAATTTGCTTGGTTAATGAAGAATGAGACTATTGCATCTCATACTTTTGATAATGCAAATACCAATCCAGGAGTTTGGTGTTCTACTCCTTTCTTACCTATTAGACTTGAGATAGAAAATGTAACTGGTGTTGCAGGAACTCATTATCTTTATCAAGGTTCCAATTCTCTTATTCAGGAAGGAGAACCAGAGAAACTCGGAACTCTTTTGAGCATATCAAATCCCATCACAGGATCAACGATGGCATCAGCAAATACATTTTATCCAATTATAAGTTTGCGTCTGAAGAGTAATAATTTAACTGGTGTAATGCTTTTGAGATCATTACAGGCAGCAACTGATGATAATACGAATGTTTATTGGCAACTTCTACAAAATGCAACACTGACTGGAGGAACTTGGGTAGATCATCCCGATCCAAACTCCTTTATGCAGTATAATATCACTCAAACTGCAGTATCTGGTGGAAGTGATCTTTTGAGTGGTTTTGTAATTAATGGTAGTGGTGCGTTAGTTGATCTTGATATTAAAGCGGCACTTCAGTTAGGTAGAAGTGGCATTGGAACAATTAGTGATACTTATACACTTGTTTGTGCATGTCCAAACACCAACAAAAAAGCACTTGCAGTATTGAACTGGATTGAACAAAGATAAATTAATAAATAACTAATAAAGTCTTTATTATAATAATGCAAAGAACAAAAGTAATTGAATCTGAAGTTTCAACTGGTGCAAGTGCTGGTGCTGCTACAAGCATTGGTAGTGCAAGTTGCGTGAGACTTCATAATAATACATCAGGTATTGTTACTGTTGGTGTTTCAACTCAAGTTGGTGCAGCAACAACCGTGTTTTTTAGTATGCCAGGAAATTCTGTAGAGTTTTTAGAAAAACTCCCTTCAGATGTCATTTGGACTTCATCAGAAATTAAAGCATCAAAAGTAGGATTTACTAACTAAAAAAAAAAAAAAAAAAAATGAAACTTATCACAGAAGAAATAGAATCAGTACAAGTTCTTACTGAAACTGTAAATGGCAAAAAAACTCTTTATATTCAAGGAGTTTTCCTTCAAAGTGAATGTGTAAATCGCAATGGAAGACTCTATCCATTTTCAATTATGGAAAGAGAAGTGAAGCGTTATAATGAAAACTATGTTCAGAAAGGAAGAGCTCTTGGAGAACTTGGACACCCAGATGGCCCAACAGTAAATTTGGATAGAGTTTCTCATAAAATAACTTCCTTAACTTGTGAAGGTAAAAACTTCATAGGTAAGGCGCAAATTCTTTCTACTCCTATGGGAAAGATTGCAGAATCACTTTTAAATTCTGGAGTTTGTTTGGGGGTTTCTTCTCGTGGTATTGGTTCTCTAAGAGAAAACAATAATGGGTATAAAGAAGTTGGTGAAGATTTTATGTTAGCAACTGCTGCCGATATTGTTGCAGATCCCTCTGCGCCTGATGCATTTGTTCAAGGAATTATGGAAGGTGTTGAATGGATTTATGATGCATCAAGAAATGATTGGTTGATTGAAAATACAAAAACAAAAATTAATAACCTAGTAGATCAAAAATTACTAGAAGATTATAAGTTATCTCTGTTCAATGAGTTTCTAAACTCACTGTAATTTATTAAAGTATAAATAAATATAGTTTATAACTAAAGGTTAAACGGAGAGTTCAAATGTCTCGTGGAGATTTACAAGAAATGGAAGTAGGCACTAAGCAATCCAAAACCGCTGTTAATGCAAATGCTAAAGCAGCGGATGCTATGCCACATTTATCAGGTTCTACCCCAGGACAAACTGGTGGATGGGAAGATCTTGGGGGACCTACTCCCGAGAATTATAAGTCTGATGATGATTCGGCAAAATTAAAAACTCCTGGTGCAACCCTTAAGCAAGTTAAGGATGTTGTAAATAAGGGTGCCAAATCTGCTGAAGCAATGAAAGCAGTTAAAGAAGAAGAAGATTTAGATGATGAAGATCTAATTGATGAAGATGAAATTTTAGAAGATGAAGAAGTAGTTGAAGAGTCTGCAGAAAAAGAAGAAGAGACTCCTAAGAAAAAAGCAAAGAAAGACGAAGAAGAAGACGAAGAAGAAATGAAAGAAGAATTTGATATCGAAGAAGATGTCAATGCTCTTCTAGAAGGTGAAGAACTTTCTGAGGAATTCCAAGAGAAAGCACGCACTATTTTTGAAGCTGCTCTTCGTTCTAAGGTATATGATATTAAAGAATCTCTTGAAGAGCAGTATTCTATTGCTCTTGCAGAAGAAGTTGAAGAAATTAAATCTATTCTATCTGAACGTGTAGATGCATACCTTGAGTATGTTGCTGATGAGTGGATTCAAGAAAATGCACTAGTTATTGAACAAGGTCTTAAGACCGAAATGACCGAATCATTCCTGCAAGGAATGAAGGGTCTTTTTGAAGAACATTATGTATCAATCCCTGAAGATAAATATGATGTGCTAGAGAGCATGGTAGAAAAACTTGATGACATGGAGACAAAACTCAACGAGCAAATTGAGAAAAATGTTTCCCTTAACAAGCGTCTCGCAGAGTCGGTTGCTGATGGAATCTTTGAACAGGTCTCTGATGGTCTTGCAGACACTCAGAAAGACAAGCTCGCTTCACTTGCCGAAAGTGTTGAGTTTGAAAGTGAAGAAGAATATCGTGAAAAACTGGAGACTTTAAAGGAATCATATTTTCCTTCAAGAGTAGTTTCTCCATCTGCAAGAACTGAAACTTTGTCTGAGGGTCTAGATGCCACTCCCGAATCTTATTCAGATTCAATGGCTGCTTACTTGAAGACTCTTTCAGCATTCAGCAAATAATTGAATTTAATATGATTCAAACCAAAAACAAAACACTTAGTAAAAGGTAAAAGCAAATGTTTCAATCAGAACACTTGCAGGAAAAGTGGGCGCCTCTTCTCAACTATGAGGGTCTTGATCAAATCAAAGATTCGCATCGTAGATCGGTAACCGCTGTTCTGCTAGAAAACCAAGAAAGATTCCTCAGAGAGGAAAGCGCATTCCAAGTTGGAAATCTTTCCAACCTTATGGAATCTCCAACTAATGCAGTAGGTAATGGTGGATTCACTGGATCCGCAACTGCTGCTGGACCTACCGCAGGTTTCGATCCCGTACTGATCTCACTGATCCGTCGTTCGATGCCTAACCTGATCGCCTATGATATTGCAGGCGTTCAGCCAATGAGTGGTCCTACTGGACTTATTTTTGCAATGCGCTCACGTTACACTAACCAAAGTGGAACTGAGGCATTCTATAACGAACCAAACAGCGCATTCTCTGGACAAAACTCAGCATTTGATAATGTTGGTTTTGGTAGCACTGCTGCTGGTATTGGTACTACTTCACAAACAGGTTCTAACCCATCAGTTCTGAACCCAGTAGGTGGTGCAGGAGACCAGACTGCATATAATACCGGTACTGGTATGCTTACTGGTGATGCAGAAGCACTTGGCGATGGCGTAAATGGCGACCAGTTCAACCAGATGGCATTCTCAATCGAGAAAGTCACTGTTACTGCAAAGTCACGCGCCCTGAAGGCTGAGTACTCACTTGAGCTTGCTCAAGACCTTAAGGCAATTCACGGACTGAATGCTGAAGCGGAATTGGCAAATATTCTCTCAACTGAGATTCTTGCTGAAATCAACCGCGAAGTTATCAGAACCATCTATAAGGTTGCTGAACAAGGTGCTGTTCAGAACGTTGCAACTCCTGGTATCTTTGACCTAGACATCGACTCCAACGGTCGTTGGTCGGTTGAGAAGTTTAAGGGTCTTCTGTTCCAGATTGAGCGTGATGCTAATGCTATCGCTCAGAGAACTCGTCGTGGAAAGGGCAACATTATTGTTTGCTCTGCAGACGTTGCTTCCGCTCTGACCATGGCTGGTGTTCTTGATTACACCCCAGCACTCAACGCTAACCTTAACGTTGATGATACCGGCAACACCTTTGCTGGTGTTCTCCAAGGTAAGTATCGTGTTTATATCGATCCTTATGCTGCTAACTTGACCTCCGACAACGCAACTCCTGGTAACCAGTATTACGTTGTTGGTTATAAGGGTTCATCACCTTATGACGCTGGACTCTTCTATTGCCCTTATGTTCCTCTCCAAATGGTTCGTGCCGTTGGTGAGAACAGCTTCCAGCCCAAAATCGGATTTAAGACCCGTTATGGAATGGTTGCAAACCCATTTGCTGAAGGCAGTGATCAAGGTCTTGGAAGACTTCAGGTTAATGCTAACCGCTACTATCGTAGAGTCGCTGTAAAAAATCTTATGTAGAAATTTGCTACATACAATTCAAGAGACCCTTTTGGGTCTCTTTTTTTATGCTTGCATATCGGAATGAGTTATCTAAATAATTAAAAAAATCATGGTAGCTGGACAACCTGAAAATAGAAATTTTTTATCCCCAACAGGATTTAAATTTACTTTAAAAAGAACACCAAAAGTTGCATTCTTTTGCAACTCGGCAAACATACCAGATTTAACTCTAGGGATTGCAAATCAACCTACTTATTTGAAAGATCTAGATATTCCTGGGGATAAAATAATCTTTGGTGATTTAAATTTAAGATTTTTGGTTGATGAAAATTTGGAAAATTACATGGAAATCCAAAACTGGATAAGAGGTCTTGGTTATCCAGAAAGTTTGGGCCAAATATATGACTTCCGTACAACTAGTAGTATAAATCCTCCACGGGATGCCCAAGAACAAATAGGATTATATTCAGATGGAACATTGCAAATTTTAACAAGTTCTTCAATACCAAATTTTCAAATTATTTTTAAAGATATTTTTCCTTATTCGTTAGGAACATTAACTTTTGATGCTACAGATACAGACATAAGATACTTTACAGCAGATGTTAGTTTCAAGTATAGTATATACAATATAGTAGATCTTGGTGGAAAACCTTTATGAGTTTAGATCTTGATATGATCCAAAAAATGTGGGAACAAGATTCGAAGATTGATATAGATAATCTTCATACAGAATCGACAAACATCCCAATTCTTCACGCAAAATACTTTGAATTATACAACAGAAAAGAAACATTCGTCACGAAAGATATGAATATTATTCAGGAAAGGCAGATCCAGATGTTTATGTGACTGACCCATTTCCTAAAAAAATTAGAGATAAAGATACAATGCAAAAATATCTTGATGCTGATGAAAAACTTTCATCAGTTTGTTTAAAAATAGACTATTATGACACTATGTTAGTATATTTGGAAAGTATATTAAAAATGATTCAAAATAGAACTTACCAAATTAAAAATTCTATCGAATTTATGCGGTTTAATGCTGGACTTGGGTAAATAAATACTCATAGCATTATTATTGCTATGAGTGACGTAATTATCGAAAAGAAAAATGAAGTATATATTAAACTTCATTGTGAATCCCACATTTTATATGAACTACAACCATACTTTACATTTGAGGTCGAATCTGCAAAATTCATGTCCCACTATAGAAGCAAACATTGGGATGGAAAGATTCGACTTCTGAGTACTCATACTGGGGAAATTTATGCTGGGTTGATAGATAAAGTCATCGACAAATTAAAATTGCATAACTATACTTATGAGTTTAAAGAAAATAAATTTTACGGATTACCTTTTGAAATAAATGAAGAAATTTCGCATGAAGGTGTGAAAGATTATATGTCATTCATTTGTACTCATTCTCCAAGAGATTATCAAATAGAGGGAGTATATGATGCTCTAAGGCATAATAGAAAATTATTGATATCACCCACAGCCTCAGGTAAATCCTTAATGATTTATTCTCTTGTAAGGTATTATGTAGATAAAGGACAAAAAATTCTCTTAGTTGTTCCCACGACATCTCTTGTAGAGCAGATGTACAAAGATTTCCAAGACTATGGTTGGGATGCGGATTCATATTGCCACCGTATATATTCTGGTAGGGAGAAAACTAATGAACATTCTGTTACAATAACAACATGGCAATCTGTCTATAAGTTAGAACGTTCATTCTTTGAAAACTATGGAGTAGTTATAGGAGATGAAGCTCATTTATTTAAGAGTAAATCTTTGATTGATATTATGTCTAAACTTCATCATGCAAAATATCGTTTTGGATTTACTGGTACTTTGGATGGAACACAAACTCACAAATGGGTTCTTGAAGGATTATTTGGTCCATCATATAAAGTAACTAAAACTGATGAATTGATGCGCCAAGGTCATCTTTCTCAGTTAGATATTCAATGTATTGTTCTTAAACACTCTCCTCAGAAGTTTGATACCTATGAAGATGAGATTCAATATCTTATTTCACATGAACAAAGAAATAAGTTTATTACAAATCTTTCGTTAGATTTAAAGGGTAATACACTTGTTCTTTTCTCTAGAGTAGAAGCACATGGAGCAATACTTTATGAAAAGATAAATAATAGTAAGAGAAGTGATCATAAAGCATTTTTTATTCATGGTGGTGTTGATACCGAAGAAAGAGAATTAGTTAGAGAAATTACTGAAAGAGAAAATAATGCAATAATTGTTGCTTCTTATGGTACTTTTTCTACTGGTATTAATATTAAAAATTTACACAATGTTATCTTTGCTTCTCCTAGTAAATCAAGAATTCGTAATCTTCAGTCAATTGGAAGAGTTTTGAGAAAAGGGAAAAATAAAACAAAAGCAGTTCTATATGATATTTCTGACGATTGCACTTATAATTCAAAAAAAAATTACACTCTAAACCATCTCATTGAAAGGATAAAGATCTACAATGAAGAGAACTTTAATTATGAAATAATTACCGTACAAATTAAGAAAAATGGCAATTGAAGAAGATTTTTATTGTACAGTCAAACTAAAAACAGGAGAAGAAATATTTGCTAAAGTAGCAGCTTCTGAAGAAGAAGATAGAACACTGTTAATTATTTCTAATCCTATAATTGTTAATGAAATTAAAGGTAAGTC